TGTTATACAAACACGGTCAATTCTAGGATTTGTAGGGTCTGCCGTTGTGATAGTTGCTGTTAAAGCGGCATCGTTATACGCCATGTACACGCCTTGATTAGCAGTGTAATTACCAACGATTGCCGCCCAACCAGCAGCAATAGACACAGACATAGCAGGAACCACAGATTGAGTTACTTCAAGAGATGTTAAACCAATAACTCCTGTTGTTGCGTAAAGAGCCTGATTGCTAAGGCGGTCATTTTCCGCAGGGTGAGACGCGTTTTGTAACCAACTAGGGGGTGTTCTTAATGCCATTTTATTCTCCTATACATACGCATTACGCCAAGTAACAGTAGCAGATGTTGTAGGCACAAGTGTACCTGAGCCTGACCAATAGAAATTGTTATTTCCTGGGGGAGCAGAAAACCATTCAGACGCTCCTAAAACCAAGTTGCGTGCAGAATTGCCATTAAGAGTTACAAGTTTGTTTTCAAGGTCTATGACGCAAATGTCAGTATCGGCAAAAGAGTAGCCAAAATATAAATAACTATTTTGTGTTTGATTGCCGATAATAGGGTTTGTGATTGGACCATTAAAAGTAATTGTAGGATAAGTTGTTGCCCAACCAGCGTTATTGACTACCGTAAAAGGTGCCGTTGCTGTTTTATAGACAAGATTGTAGGTGCGGTTGTAAACACGCCCTAAGCCTCCGCCAAGGGTCATAGAGGCGGTCTGTAAGGTGCTGTCGTAGATAAGGGGGATAGGGCAAAAGAAATCTACCTGAGATGTAATGTATCCATAAGTATAGTTAGGATCCACGGTGGTTCTTAAAGCGCGTACACGGGCATTAACAAATTGCTCACCACCAGCAGAAGATAATTTAAAGTAAAGCGGTGTAGTACCAGAGGTTTGAGGCAGTAGCGCTTGTTGAATTGTGTTGTAATTTGCTTGGGCGGAGGTTGCTCCATTAGCCAGGGTTGTAAAAATAACACTTACAGTTCTACCACCTAGAAAATCTCTACCTGAAAACATGCCATCTGCATAACCACGGTTATCATCTTGTGCGCGAATCATTGGCAGGCTTTCTAAACCATCAACAGATTGAATTGGAAAAGCCGTTGATGCGCCAAATGTTTGACCGTCAAAAGAGAATTGATAAGGAGTTGTTATTGGCATTATCTATCACGCCCAACAATTACAGTTGATCCATATTTAATTGAATTTGTAGTCATTCTATCAATCTCATCAGGGCTTACATTACTTGTGACATTGTTTGTAATATTAATACCTGCCATGCTTTTTTCTTCACCCATGCGGAATCTACCAGCGTCAAAAGAACCACCCATATTTGAATTAGAACCACCCGCTTGACCAAATGGTGTACCGCTTGCAGTAGCACCGCCACCACCAAGGCCAGTCATTGCACCTAAAGCAGCCAAGGCAGCAATTAAAGCATTAATTTGTGCGATAGTTTCTGCAATATCTTTATTAATTTCTGCTAGTGCAACATGGAAAGCATCTTGCATTTCAGCAAGATCAGTCTGTAAATCTTTTTGCAATTCTTTAAGAGTTTCTGCAAGATCAGATTTAGCCTCTGCCATAGCCTCTGCAAAATCAGCAGCGTAATTAGCCAGAGCCTCACTAAGTTCTACCCCGACTTTTGCATAATTTTCTTTTAATTCTTCTGTTGCTAAACCTAGTTTTTCATACATGGTTTGGCCTAGAACATCTACACCAGTTTCAGATGTATCTTGGATTTGAGTAAATAAACTTTGCAACTCTGTAATTGTTTCAGGTGTGGCCGCAAGTATTTCTGCTGCAAGTTTGTTACCTACCTCTGTGCCTTGGGCTACAACTTGTTCAACAAATACTTGGCTAAATCCTTTATTAGATAGAGCAGTAGCGTTGGCTGCTAATAATTTAATATCTGCTAACTGTTGTTTAAATTTATCAACAAGCGTAGTGGTGGTGGCCTTAGATGGATCTTCACCTTTTAATAGATCAGCAAACATCTTGCCAACATCAACGGCAGAGGCAGATTTAAATACATCTCTTAGGCGGTCAATAGATTGTTGAATAATTTCTTTGCGTTTTTCTGCGGCATCTTTTTGCGCATCTAATATTTGTTTGTTGTAGTCTTTTTCTATTTCTAGGATTCTTTTAGCGGTTGCCTCTTTAGCCCTAATTACATCTTCATCATATTTGGCATTGCGCTTTGCTACATCTTTTTGGTAGTCAGCAATTAATTTGGCTTTCTTTTCTTCAAGACCTGCTAATTGTTTTTGCTCAGATTCATATTTTTTCTGTAAAGATTTGATTTCAGATAAGCGTTTCTTTTCAGAGGCAGCCTTTTCTTTAGCCGCATTTGCTAAAGATGTACTAGGAGCAGTTCCAGCAAGTTCGCCACCAATAGGTTTACCACCTTGGCTCATAGGACCACCGTAAGTAAATCCACCACCAGTTTTGCCAAAAGCATTTGCGTATTTACCAGCAGATATAGCCGCTTGATCTAAGCCTGCTGCCATACCTTTGAATATTCCGCCACCAGGTATTTTACTTAAAACTGTAACAATTTTTGCAAGTAATCCTAAAAAATATCCAAATCCTTTAACCATTAATCTTATTCCGCCATCAACAATTTTTTTAAATGTGTCAAATTTATTGTAGGCTGCAACAAACGCTCCACCAACTGCTATAACAATAAGTAAAAATCTAACTATTGGGTTTGCAGCAATTACGGCATTAAACGCTTTTGTAATTGCAATTGCGCCACCTGTTGCTAATTTGTAAACGCCAAAAGCAACACTAGCACTAGCAATAATTATTCCATACGCTTTAAGTGCTTGTTCATTTTCTGTAAAATATGTACCTATACTTTGTAAAACAGGTATTAATATATTTAATATTTTTAATAAACCTCTGAAAGCGGGCATTAACGCGTTACCTATGGCTACTTTTGCATCTTGAAACCTTGCGGCTAAAGTTTTCATGGTGTTTGCAGTACCATCTGCGGTTCTTGCATAATCACCTTGTGATAGTGCTGTGTCTTTTAATATTAATGAATAAGCAGCCTGTGACTTTATTGCAACAGGTAATGTTCCAGACATGGTTTTTATTAAACCCATGCGTAGTGCTTCTTCTTTTAATCTAACCTCAGATAACGCAACACCAAATCTTTTTAATGGTTCTGTTTCACCTGATAAACCAGATCGTAATGCCACGATTGCATCATCAACACTTGTATTATTGAATGAGGCCATATCTGCTGCAAGTTGTACTAATGTTGTGGACATTTCTTGCGCTTGACCTTGACCTAAACCAAATGCTTGAAATAAGTTTCCATAAGTTCCTGCGGCTTCTAATGCTGCTTGATTGCTAATACCTAAATTTTGTGCTGCGCCCTGACCAAACTTTAGAACTTCTGCTGCACCCTCACCAAAAACAACATTAACTTTAGATACAGATTCAGCCATACTAGAGGCCGCCATAACTGTATCTTTAGCAAAAGATGTTAATTGCGTGGCTGCAAATGTGGCACCTAGGGCTGCGCCAACAGTTTTAAGTTTGCTAACAAAATTAGTCATGCCTCCAGTAGATTTTTTAATATTGTCATCTAACCCTTTAAGGCTACTTTGTGCCTGGGCTAATCCTGCTTTTAGATCATTTACATCAGCAGAAAGTTTTATTAAAATTGGTGGGATTACATCAGCCATTTTAACCCCTCATTTTTTCTTTAATTGAGCCAACAAAAATTCTTTGAATTTGTCCAGAGCGGATCAAACTTAAAGCGGCTGGTTCTAAGTAAGGATATTTTACGCCAGATTTCCAACGCGGACTTCCTTTTTCTACTGCCCTTGCATACTCCATTGATGCGCCAACAATTGCTATGTAGGTACCAAACCCATAGCGCACTGCTGTGTTTATAGATCTTCTTAAATTGCCCGTAACAACATTTGGGCCAGGACCACCAGAACGCGGCTCTCCTTTTTTATGTGTACCAGTATTAGCATTTAATTTAGCCTGTCTTTCAACTGCTAAACCTGCCCTACCAATACCAATTTTTGCACCTTGTTCAACATCAGATCCCACATTACCAATAGCCCGCAAGACATCATCAAGATTAGTGATAACAATTGCTCCACCATTCATAAATCCTTGATCCTGTCAGCCTTCACGCTTTCAACAGTTGTAGCAATGGCTATTAACCAATCTGCTGTTTCTACTGGCAAATTATCTACCTGTTCTGGTGTCCAGCCAAATCGGTCAGCCATTTGAAAGTAGTACCATTCTTGATCTGGGTAATCAAATTCCTCATGCCGCCTCCCGCCCTCCAAAAGCCATTTTAGCCTTTGGAGTTTTCGGTAAGGACTTTTGGGTCTGAATCACTTTTTTCTGTTTCTGATAATGCTGGGAACAAATACTGTTGTGCATCTTTAGTTTGCTCAACTAAAAAATCGTAATCTTTCATTTCTAATTCATCAATGTTTTCCATTTTTAATGCTGGAATTAACATTTCAAAAGACCATTCTTCAACAAGCATTGCAATTAAAGCATCACCTAATGCAAGAGCCTTAGATAGATCTCCGCCTTCAGCATCAGCGCTTTTTAAAACACGCTTGCGATCTTTTATGCGCAATAAACTTGCATCTTTTAAAGTTACGGTTGCGCCTGATGGTAGTGTTATTTTCTTTGACATACATGCCTCCTAATTAGTTACCTTCCGTACATCATAACCTAAAAGGAACAGATGGGCAGAATCGCGGGAAGGCGTTCGCAATTACTGACCCATCTGTTCTGGAACTAATTAAGCGTATGTACCAGAGGCCTTAGCGTTCTGAAGTACCCACTTAATATTACTAAATCCGCCAGTTGAACCAGCGTCAGTAGTATTACCTTGTGCATTGATGTCACATGTAACTTTTACAAAATCATCTCCGCGCTCAATCACTGCGGCTGTGTAAGCACCCTTTGTAATTGTTGCCTGGATCTGTACTGCTGCTGCTCCTGTGCCGTAAGCCCAGTTAAGAACAATCGCAGGTTGAGTATTAGTTAAATAGCGGGTTAATTCGGTGTTATCTTCCATAATGAAAGTGAATTTACCGCTTGTTTCTAATGGTCCAAGAAATACTTGGAATGGATTTTGAGTTTGCGCAATGCCATAAACAGGTGTGACATTTCTAGTCAAATCAATGTTACCTGTCATTGCTGTTGAAACTGGTGATCCACCGATTGAAACAGTGCCTTGCCAAACTGGTGTTGGAAGGATTGTTGAAAATGTTGGTGTTGGTGTTGCGGCTGATGCTGATAAGAAACCAGTTGTTTTGGTTTCGTATTCCAACATGCCATCTGCATTAAATTTTAATGAGAAATCAGAAAACTGGCAACCAGGATAAGCGCGTACTGCTGCTGCATAAAAATCAGTCAGCGTGTAAGAAATTGGTTGGTCATCTGCTGCTGCAACTGCACTATTCTTTAATGAAATAGTGTGTGTAAATGGTGCGCTTGCACCTGTTGTTGCTACTGAACCCATGATTCCTGCAAGTCCATAGCCAACAGTGTCGGCAAATACGGCTCCACCAAAATCAAATGTTGAGCGTGTGCGGCCTGGAATGTAGTTGTAATTAACTACATTTGAGCCACGCAAGCCAGTGTCATAGAGCGGATCAATAATATCTGCTGGTTTCATACTGTCTTTAGCAACAGGAATATAATCTGTTGGTGCTACTGCTGTTCCCTTGGTAACTTCTTTAGCAATACCGAGGTAACTTCGTACGGATTGTTGTACTGACATTACTTCACTCTCCTAGTGTCTTGTCTGACGCGGCAGACGGGGTTGTAGTTGTACTTGTTTTAGTAAATGGTCTTGCTTCGCCTGAAGAACAATCAGGGTGAGAAAAACCTTCTGGTGCGTCAAACACATCACCTTTTTTTACTGTGATTCCAAGCGTAGGAAACACGCGCTCATCTGATCCATTGTATGTATATTTCATCATGCTCCTTATGCTTGTATCATTTCTGTTGCATCAAATTCTATCTCAGCAAAGGTTTCCGTAGCGCCTTCATTTGAAGTGGCTGGTTCTCCATAACGGGTAGTTATGCGTGGCTCTGCTCCTTGCCAAACTAAAGTTCCTGTTGTATCGCCAAATCTATGATCTGATCTAAGCCTTGTTTTGATATTGTCTATAAGGGTATCAAAATCAATCATTGCATCTTCGGAATTTCGTTGCAGGGAATGTTGGTAAACTTGAAGAATTATGGTGTAATCAACACGCTTCCAGCCAGATGTAGCCCCACCTATTGCAAGACGGGTTTCATTTTCTCCTGCAATATAAATTACAACTGCGGATCTTGAAAGTTGGCCTGCTGTTGAATTAACTTGATAGTTAATACGCTTGGGGAAAGATTTAAAAACTTGGTTAAGTGTTGTTATCTGAGGCGTAAGTAAAAAGTTGTAAAGGGTATCGCGTACCCCAGTACGGCCTGCCATTACCTAATCCTTCTGTATAGAGAAACCATATCTAAGGCCAGCGCTAAATCTGAGCCAAATCGTTGAGCGCCACTGATGTTCCCTGATGGGGAGGTTGTTACTGCCATAGTTAAAGAGTTATCACCTCTTGCCTTAATAAAGGCTGTTGTAGCCAATATAGCGGCTTGTTTTACTGCGTTAGGTAAATTGCTTATAGCAACCCCAGAAGTGTGTGCAAAGGTCAATGCTGCGGTTATAGGCACGGTTGTAGAGCCATAGGTGTAGTTACTTGCAACAGTTATTGTTTCTGTACTAGCACCATCAAAAATTCTGTATTGTTCACCTGCAATAAATCCAGCACCGCTAGTAACGGTTATAGATGTAGCGCCTAGTGATGCGTTGGCTGCAAGAGTTGTATTTACATAGCCCGCAACATAAGAATATTTAACAAATACAGGTGTACCCGCTCCTACCCCACCAAAACTTAATGGTCCTTGGCTTGAATAGGTTAATTGACTATTTGAAACAGGAATAATTACTTGTTGATTCTCAAACCAACATGTAGATGGATCAGTTAAAGCGGTTAAATTGTTAGGT